ACACCAGTTATGGATTTTACTTCGTCATACTCCATTTCTGTAATGGTATCTCCGAGCACTTCACCTGTAAGACCTTTTCTGTATAATTCTCTATATATAATGATCGTCTTATCTTCAGGGTCTATAGCAGCCCAGAGACAGCAACTTTCTGCTGCGTATCCATAATCAATCCCCTTTACTCGTTCCCACCAACTTGGTATTTCAAAAGGTGGTACAACATGTATAGAAGGATCAAACTCTGCGAATGCTGCTCCTTCGGAGATATCCCAATTACCTTCCAACAACTGTTTACGTTGTATGGCTGGTAAGGATTCCAACATCCTTTCATATTCACCATCTTCTGCAAGGTACGGATTATCCTGTAGTCTTGCAGGTATAAACTTTCTTGTTAAACCATCTGAACCTTTAAAGGATGTATTCGGTTCAGCAGCTTCAACATATCTTTTCTTTACCCATTGTGCACCTACACCACCGGGGTTAGCTGTAAATCTCTGGGTTGGTAGTTCTAAGCCTTGAAGCTAAGTAATTCCAACCAAACTCTGTAGGTAAGTGAGTTATCTCATCAAAACCTATCCAGCTATACGCTTGTCCTTGATATCGATATACATCTGCATCTCGTTCAAGGAAGCCAAACTCAATCTTTGCACCACTCGGAAACTGCCATAACTTTTCTACTTCTCTAAACTTAGCACCTTTAAATGCTCTAGGATAGAGTTCACGAGATTTATCTATAATCTCTCTTAGTTCTGGCATAGACCTTCTTAGTATCAAAGCTCTATGTTCGGCAAAGTGGCAATATCGCAATGGATCAATTAACATTGCAAAACTTTTACCACCACCTGCTGCACCTCCGTAAAGCACATCCTTTTCTGATGCAGCTAAAAAATCTGTTTGTGGTCCTTCGTTGGGCATAAACGCAACGTAACCACCTGCTTCATCTATATGTTCTTGTATTGGATCAGGTAACTCTTTGGTTTCTGATTCAGTTAAAACATTAGATGTAAGAACTTTCTCTTCTCGTTCCAGTTCTTTATTAACTCGAGCTAACTTCCTTGTAAGCTTTTTAGCTTTTGAACTTTTCCTATCTAGTTTCTTTTTTGCTTGTAAAGCTAACTTTATTCCCGATAGCTCGGAGTTCTTAGGTCTTCCCGGCTTTTTCCTAGGAGTTCCATCTTTCTTTAGTATATAACTCCCATCAGGGTTTGTCAAGTACTTTTCTGAATTATTTTCTTTATCTGCCATATAGTTTGTCTACATGTTTTTTTAATCCGGGTCTGGACATCTTTCGACCAGTCTCAGCTTCTAGCCAATCTACCCCTATACCAAGACTAATTTCGCCATGAAATACAGCCTCTGATACTTCTTGTAGTACTCGTAGTTCTTCTTCTATTGGTTTTAAATATGTATCTGAATCATCAACTAATTGATATCCAAAAGGAATTGTTGAAGAAGTTCTTTTAATATATTCATTTGACATAGTTTTCTCTACGTCTAAGTTCGTTATTTATTTTTTGACGTAACTTAGGTTTTAAATTTCTAGACTCTAACTCTTTTAGTAAATCATCTCTACTTGTATTTTTAATATAGTAATGCTCAACAGTAGTCACTCCGGTCTTTCGGTCATATTTTTTGACTGAAGGTTTGAGCTTGGTAGGCATTTACTTTTTCTTTGTTGTAGTCTTCTTCGCTGTCTTAGTCTTAGTTGATGTTTTTTTCTTAGCCTTTGTTTTAGGTTCATCTTTTATTACCTTGTTTGTAACTTTAGGTATTCGACTAGACTTCATTAGCTTGTGAAAATGCTGGACTTTCTGAGAACACCACTTTTTCCACACTTTGAATGTCTCAGAAAGCCTCTTACGCATACTCAGTAGCCAATCAGCAACTAAGTTGAACTTTTCTTTTATCATTATTTTTCTCCCGATTTTTTGCCAAAAATCTTTTCCCAGTTATCTTTATATTGTTGAGAGTATACTCCGGGTCTAGGTCTAGCTCCTTTGCCACCATGACTAGCTTTATAAATACTCCTCCTTAACGGAACAGCATTTTTATTATCATCAGAGCCTATCTGTTTACCCATAATAATTATGTTGTCGGTGTGCGACTTTTTCCTCCCAATTTTCTATAGCTTTACAAATACTTTCCTCTGCTAATACACTACAATGTAGTTTAATTGGAGGAAGTTCTAAAGCTTTAGCAATATCCTTATCCTTTATTTGTTTTGCTTCATCTATAGTTTTGCCTTTCAGCATATCTACAAACATAGTACTTGATGCAATTGCAGAACCACAACCATATGTTTTAAACTTTACATCTTCTATAATGTCTCCGTTTAACTTAAGTTGTAATCGCATTACATCACCACATGCAGGTGCTCCTGTCATACCAGTTGCAACATTAGGGTCTTTTGGATCAAACCTACCTACAGAATGTTTTTCAGGTTCGTTAAGTACACTCTCAAACCTATCAATAACTTTCTGTGAGTAAGCCATCTACCACTTAACTTTGTCAGCCCAATAAGCTGCTGACATTTTACCTTTGGCAATGTTTTTTGCGTGTCTTGCTTTAAAAGACTTACGTTTAGCTTTCATACGAGCTGACTCTCCTGCTTTTGGTTTACCTGCAGTCTTTGCACCTTTCTGTCCAAATCGTATGGTTTTTATTTTATCTCCTACTTTAGCAACAACTATATGTGACTTCTTAGGATGATTAGGAGTTCTCTTAGGTTTGTTATACCCAGATACTCCAGCTCTGGTAAGTCTTGAGTCTTTCTTCTTAGCCATTATCGTTTCTTTCCTTTATGCAGTCCATGTTTAGCGTGTTGTTTGCCTTTCTTGGTTGCTGCTCGTTTCTTTTTATTTGCTGCTGCAAGTTTCTTACGACCTGCTGCAGTTGATTTAAGTTTCTTTATAGTTGCTGCAGGTGCGTAGACTTCACCGGTTTCGGAGGATTTTTTACCACTAGGGGTTCTCCACTTCTGTTTAGTCCACTTCTTTAAAGACTTTTGAGACTTTTTAAGTGCCATTACTTATACCCTCCACCAGCAGCCTTGTACTGTTTAGCTAACATCTGAGCTTTACGAGCAGACCATTGACCTGCTTTACCACCCTTTGTACCAGCTTTAATCTTGTTAAACAATCGTTTACGCATTGTCGGCTTGGTATAGTTACCTGCTTTATTGACTGTTGATTTCTTTTTAGTTGTCGTTTTCTTTCTAGGCATTAGTGTAAAGTCTCTCCTGAAGACGATGTTTGATAGTTATATTCTCCTGATTCTGTGACTACAATAGTCTCTAGTTCTCCAACTAAAGTCAATCCGTTATTTTCTGCAACCTTGGTGGCTGATTCAATATTATCGGCAACTATATTAGGTCCAGCAAAAACTTTTCCGTAGTAATCTACTTCAGTCAGAAATATCTTCATAATCAGCCTCCTCGGCATTTAAGTCAATAGGGGCTTTATCAGGCATAAGAAATATACCTCCACCCCCACTTACATTATGGTTTACATCTACTCGATCTATCTTTCCTACTCCAACTCTATCTAATAAGGTCTGAGCAGCAGCTAATTTATTGTTAGCTTGTACTATAGGTCTATTAGATTCCATAATCTCTACCAGTTTAAAGGCAGCTTTTGGTGCAGAGTTAGCTAGAACCTCTTGAGTTAATTCTAGTATCTCAGACTTCAAGCCTTTAACTACGTGGTGGTAGTGACTCTTATATCCTGCAAGTTCTGCAGCTTTCTTGGCATCTCCATGTGTTTCAACCAGATGCTCAAGAAAAGACTCCTGTTTAGGTGTCAATTGTTTTTTTGCAACTGTATTATCAATACTTGGAAGTATAGCCATGATTCTAGTATACAGTTACTTTAAAGACTTGTCAAGCGTTAAAAGTTTATTTACGATTGTACTTGACAAAATTGATTTTTAGATGTACAATAACATTGTGCCCCCCGGGGGTCATACCATATATATCTACCCCTCATTCCGTAGGGAAAACCACAAAGAAAAAAATACCTGTCTAGACTTTAAAGTTTTATAGATTTTAATGTCGGGGCGTTAACTAGATTACAATACTGGTTAATACTAGATTTGTAGAATTTTGTGTAACCATTACATAGATATATAGGTGGAGGGGTATGGTCTCCTGCCCACCCTTGCTACCAACTGACAGCAAAAATTAAATACCATAGGTTATCCCAACTACAAAGTTTTACAAGTCTTTGGATTACTATTCTGTCTTTTGTCAATAGCTTAAAAAACTTTGGAGTCTTTCATGTCTTGAGAGGCTTGTAAAACTTTCCCTCCTTCTGTAAAGCATTGATATTCCAACATATTTCCTAGCTTTGCAAAGTTCATACCTGACATTATAATCTTTTCAGTTCTCCTTGTCAACTGAAAGTCTACAAAGTATTTAATTTTTTCTCTAGTTTATGATGATAGCCTCTGGGCGTTGAAGCCTTTGCAGATGATTGAATCTGTATCCTAACGAACATTAGCCATAACATGTGCATAAACTGTGGATAACTGTATCGATTTCAAAGTCTGCAAAGTATTTCTATGTTTTTCATACTCTCCTTTTTTCTAGTTTACAAAAACATGTAAATTTTTAAGTTCAAATGTTTTAAACTTTTTTATGCTAAAAAACTTTAAAAACTTTTCAGCTTCGCAGAAAACTCAAGCATTTGACCATTAAAAATATTCCATGTTATTATGAGTTTTTAAAAGGAGAGTTATATGAAAAACGAAATACTTATTGACTTATCAAGTAACGATACAGTTATCTTTCCCACAGTTTCTTTAGCACATAGTTATTTGTTAGCACTTGCTAACTCTAATGTTCGTGTTATAGGATACAGATGTAGCAATGCATCTGACTTTAAAAGGCTTCAAGATTATATTGAGGCTATCAATAATACCATAAACTAGGAGAAAAAATATGGAAAATACATTTGATATAAATACTTTCAGCAAAGAAAGACAAGGAGAACCTGCAAGTTATAAGCAATGTCAGGCTCTTGGATATCACTTTGCAAAGCAAAAGAACGGAAATATGGATTGGAAACTTGCCAAGCAAGTAACTGCAATGCTTTATGGCAGAAGTAAAGAGGGAAAGTTTACATTTAAACAAGCCTCTCTTCAATTCCAGAAGAAGACTATGCCAAAGGTTTTCCGAGAAGCTATTGACCAATATATAAGTCAGAATAGCTAAACATCCAAAGACTCTCAAGCTTACTAAAGTTTGGGAGTCTTTTTTTGTCTTTAATTTTTGCTTATCAAAAGCAAGGGTTAAAGCTGTAAGGCTTTTTATATAGGGCAGAGACCAAACCCTATTAACTTAAACTTAATTTAATTAAGAGAAAGGGGCTTAAGGATTTATAAACGCACACGCTTATTGAGGGCGAACACGACTGTTGAGGGCTTTTAATCTTTATAGATAATTATAACACTACTTTATCTTTACTGTCAAGAACTTTAATAATATTTTTTAAGACTTAAACGCTTGACAAGTTTTGTCGGCTTGGCGTAGAATGGTCGGGCAAGGGCAATGGTGCTTTTGTAAAAAACAAGGAGATAAATATGAGTATGAATACAAGTATCCACAATGTTAAATCTATTAAGATTGAAGCCACAGAGGGTGAACATGCAGTATGGAAAACTATTACAGTTAAAGATGATGATGGTAATAGGTATGAGCTTACTTTGTTTGCAAAAGATGACAAAGCTGAAAATGTAATCGTTCAAGTCTAAAGGAGATAGAGGGAGATGACTACATTTAAAGACTTTTCTAAAGCAAATGAGTATATCAGAGAGCTTGGATATGTTTTGAAAGGGAAAGATTGTGTCAAGGAAGACAAGTCTTTTCTATACAAACATAGACAATCTAAACGCTATATCTATTTGAAATCAAGCTTTGATTTTGTAGATGCAGGTAGCATGGATAAGGGTGTCCGTTGGACAATTCAGAAATTCTAATGTCAAAATAATAATGTTAAATACTAAACACTTGACATCCACGCCACAACCTGCCATACTTTTTGGGCTGACCACGAGGTTAGTTTTATTAATAACTATTGGAGATATATTATGAGTAAAATCGTATATGGTAAAAGAGATACTGCAACTGTTGTAGATATCCGTAAAGCACCCAGAAGCTTACAAGCTGTATGGGATAAAGCAAATACTCTTGGAGTAAATATTGTAAGAGTAAGAGCTGTTCAAGATAGATACGAAAAGACTGTCGGAGATACATTCTTCGGCTTTCACAAAGCTAAAGTATCCGTCTATCAACAAAGGTCTAATCCTAGTAGACCTCTACACTTTGTAAGACCTACACCACTTGGTAAGGACAACAAAGGTATGCAAATACTTGAAGTAGCTGATAATGTTGATGTTCAAGACACACTTGATGTCATCAACGACTACGAAGTTTATACAACTTCTAGCTTACTTCAAAGAATGTTTCTATCTTTTAGAAGATTGTTTGCATAGATGCTGACGAGCTATCAGGCTTTTGGGTAAGACCCACAGTTAATACTGATATAAATAAACCAACTGAAAACCTATGGTTTGCTAGTTCCATATTAAAAACTAGCATTTTATTAACGCTATTTTACAGGAGATTATTATGGCACAACTACGAAAATTTGAGCAAGATGCAATTGCTTCAGAAATACTAGACACTATCAAGTCTAAACTAAAAGTCCAACAAGAAGAGCTGACTCATTCAAAAGAATACAAAGCTTTAGTGAAACTTGTTGAAAATATGAATGGACTAGAACAAGAAAGAAAGATGTTGAGTGAACAAATTACTGAATTAAACAGACGTATTCAAGATGAAGTCAGCGAGTTTAATCATGGTATATGTTATTTACAAGACTTTAATGTTCATTACACAGGTTCGTATAACAGTAATGCAGGTATTGACTTTCAAACTAACGATTGGAACATTAGAAATACTGTTGACCAAAAGTTAGCAATAGCATTGCTTTCACCTGATTGGAAAGATACACTACCTCAAATCATTGAGGATATTGCGAATCACTTTACGAGGTAAACAATGGATACACAAATGAGAAGAATAGATGAATTAGACAAGCTTTGGGTTTTAACTGATAGACCTGATTTGAGACTAGATTGTGCTAATTACATATTAGAAAATGATAAGCTATCTGTTCCTAAAGCTATTATAATGTATCTATCTTCTCTTTGTGCTGATGCTATATCTTCAGAGGATTTAGATAGAATGGCTTACGAAGATTGGAAAAGAATGGCAGATGATATGAAGGAGGAATTATGAGTATTATAGATTTAGATGAATTAGATAGAAATACCAAATCATTGATACATAATGAGTTGTTTATTTACATAAGTGAACAATGGGAAGATGATAGACAAAGTTGGAGGTATCAAATTAAAAACTGTGAAAACATTGAAGATGTTAAAGAAGTTTTATATGATATGGTAGATACTTTAGATAATGTATTTGGAGATAGGTGGTGATATGAGTTATAAATTATTAACAGTTAGTGGCAATCCTAAAGTTGTCAAGGGTGATAAAGTAAGTGAATACTTAACTGCAATCATGCATTTACGCCCTGAAAATACTAGGATATGTCCTTTTCAAGATATTGCTGGGTGTAAGGTAGCTTGTCTTAATACAGCAGGTAGAGGTGGTATTTTCAAAAAAGGAGAAACCACCAATAGAATACAAGAAGCTAGAAAGCGTAAGACTGACTTGTATCTCAAAGATAGACCATTATTTATGTCTACTTTG